GTATCTCTGACTAGTGCTAGATTGTAGTAATACCCAGCGGTTATACCATCAGCGGCAACGATTGAAGCAAGTACATCTGCTATAGTAGTTACTGCATCATCAGCATATGCAAAGATTGTAATCAATCCTGTTAAGCCTTTGACTGGTACATTGATGGCTGCCATTATCTTGGATATCCTTTAAAGCCTTCTATAGGACTTTTTGAATTAGTAGATGGAAGTTCCTTTGATCGTAGATCACCGTCATTTAAGTCTTCCCATTCAGAGCCTACTGCTTTGTATGCGGCTTTTAACATGTTTGCTTCTACTTCTGTGTAAGGGAATGCTAAGTTGCTTGTGCCTACCCAGCTTTCTGAATCTAAGTCTATGTTGTCTCCTGATTCTCCATTTGCTTGTGCTAGTGCCATCATTACACGATTGAGTTCATAGATTCTATCTATACCTTCTATGTCTTGGAACTTGTGTACTCCACGAGTAGCATAACGTTGACGTTTGGTAAGTTTGCCTGGGGCATTGTCTTCGGTAATAAATTCTGTTGCTCTCATTATGGAGTTTCTTCTGTGGTGAGTACACCGTCACCAGTTTCTGTTTGAATATCTGAATCTACATAGCCATCTAATGCTAGTGGTAGACCTGCTGGAGCCGCACCTTGGAACATAACTGAAGAATTAATAAAGTGAAAAAGCGTTGTAGACCCAACTACATTTGCTGTGTCAGGGTCAACTGTAATTCGAACGTTACCAGAAGTGACATCCATGTTATAACCGCTTCCTGGTATTAAAACATTGCCCCATTGTGTAGAGGAGTATGCTGAAAACTTAATATTGGCTGAATTAGCACTTAGTTGAGCATCTATTCTAACATTTTGTTGATCGATTGTGCCTGGATCATTTGATTTAATAAAAAATGAACCTAATGTAAATGCGTTTGCCGCCATTTCCCAAATAACTTGTCCTGCTGTGTTACCAGTTGTATACGTATTTGATGAAATAACAGCAGTTGATGATAGATTAGCAAAATTATTGTTAATCTTGCCAAAGGCAACTCTTAATGGATCACCTGAGCCATCGTTTGGTAATGCACCAATATTAATAATTTCGTAATTTACAGCCATATGTTTATCCCAGTATTATATAGTATTTATCACTTGGGAAGATAGATGAAGTTATTGTTTAGCAGGAGTAGCTTTTAAATTTTCTCGTGCTATTCCGTTCATCTTCTCAAAACTTCTCATACCACCTAAGCCTAGCATTGAAAGAGTTAATGTCATTAATCCTTCAGTTGCAATCTCTGGTAATATGATTTCTGCTCCGCTTATTTGCACTCCCCAATTAAGTACTGGTGCTAGTACATATGCCCATGCTAAACCAAATGCACATATCCACATAATTGCTGGTCTTGCGCCTGCTACAAAAATGCTTGGATGCTTTGCTTGTTCTAAGTTGATTTGATTTTGTTGTAAGTTTGCGTTGTGCAAGACCATTTTGAGTTCATGTTCAAACTCAGCCTTCTTGTCTTTATCGACAATAAATTTGTCTAGTAATGGAGCCGCTACTCCTATTACTGTATCAATAATTCCAATACTCATACACGTATCTCCTATAATATACTAGTATTTAGTATTAAGGAGCATAATATGTACACACTGCATTGGCAACTCTTTCAACTTCAGCATCTGTCAGTTCAGGGTACATAGGCAAAGTGAGTAATGATCGTGTAAGCATTGTACTTGTAGACATCAGATCAGGTTTTACCATGTCATCAGCAATTGGTAATTCAGACAGTGGTATTTTGTAATGTATTTTACATTCTATGTCTTTTCTTTTTATCCATGCAGCCAAATCATCACGTTCGGCACCTGCGTAGACAACAAACTTTGAATCAGCATGAGTCTCAAAGCCGGCACTTAAACATCTGAGTGGTTGAATATGTGAAAATCTTTCTATGTAGTATTGTCTAATTTGTTTTCTGCGTTCTTGCCATTCATCAATATAGTTTGTTCTGACCATCAGATGGGCACAATCTAATTCACTCATCTTAGAGTTAGTACCAGAATAGAAATGATGTGGCTTGCCGTTGTCTCTCCATTGATTAGCAAATTCATAGAGTGCTTGATTATTAGTGACGATGGCGCCACCATTGCCTGAAGCATTTAGATTCTTAGTAGGGTCAAAACTAATTGCCATCGCTGTGCCGATGTTGCCGTCTGCGATCAACCAATGTTGTGCTCCGTCTACGATAGCAATGTTGTTGTTCAGAACACCGACACCATTGTCACTCTCTACTGCTACTGTTGGAGCACCAAAGAGACCGACATGACATTCAATCTTTTGTAATTCATCTTCTTCTTGTGGTAACAGAAGACCGTTTCTATCAGTGTCTGCTAGTTCTACTTTCAACCCAGCACTTAGAAACGCATTCATTGTTGCAGGGTAAGTTAGATTAGGAACTCTGATTGTTCGATATGTTTCTTTATCGTATTCCCAATTTGCATATGGGTCTTGGTCTGGAGAAGTGTCTCGTTCATAACGAGCAATGATTTCTAATGCTTGTGTTCCACTATGACATAGTATGACATAATGAGCCTTAGTTTTTATTGAAAGCCAGTCTTTGAATTGTTTAGCAAAGACCCCATCAGTCAACTGGCCTTCTCTGAGAGCGTTGTCCGTTGCTTCTAAGAGTTCTTCTCTTAGATTCTTATACTGTCTATCTAAGCCAAAGTGTTTAATCATTGAATTATTTAGATAATTTAACCGGTGTCACTTTAAAAGTTTCCTTCTTTTTAGGCTTAGGGTTTAATTGCTCTTGCCAATATGTAGAATTCCGCAACCAATCATAATAGATTTGAAACCCTTCCTCAATATCTACTGTTGGATTGAAATCGAAATCTTTCTGTGCTTTTGCTATGCTTAATGCACCACGACTCGGAAAGTTTTTATCTTTTTGTTTTACATCAATGTTGCCTTTACCAACAATATCCTTGATTGTTTTTGCCGCATCATAAAGTGTAACACCTTTTGATTTAGTTAAGTTGTATGTTTGATTTTTTGCTTTGTCACTGAATGCGGCTTGGACAATTCCAGTTGATACATCAGTTACATAAGTAAAATCTAATTTCTCCATTTTACCATTGACTGTTAGGTTTTTACCTTGCATTGCGGATAACATAAACTTAGAGATTACTCTGTCATCTACATCGAGGGAGCCATAAACAGCACTCGGGCGAATGATAGTATGATCTAAATTATACTGTCTTGTGTAATCTTTAACTAAGAGTTCACCTGCGTATTTCATTATAGCATACGCACCTTTTGGATCGCACACTGCGTCTTCAGTTACATTGTCTTTAAAGTCACCATACACCATTGATGAACTAACATATGTAAATCGTTTAACATTATTCTTACGACTAACTTCTAACATGTTCAATAAACCTTCACTCATGGCTTTAGAACCTGTAGTAGGATTATCATTAACAACTTTCTGTCTTGGGAAACTTGCTAGATGAATCACGGCATCGAATTGTTCTGCTTTGAATAAAGTATCTAACTCTGGATTAGTAATGTCAACTGTGTAAATGTTAAGTGAATTTGATTCAGTAATTCTATTTGCTATGCCATAGAACCTTTCTTTCATAATATAATCAAGTTCATCTTTTGGAATAATACCATAATCTGTTTTCGTATCTACGATGGCGATGTCACAACCATCATTGATTAACTTGACTACAACATTATGACCAATGAATCCTAATCCCCCAGTCACTAAAACTTTTGGTCTTTTTATTGGTTCTTTTGTTTTTCTTCTGCTCATTCGTATTTTAATTTCCAGTAAGTAACTTGTTTAGGAGTAAGATATGCTAGTATACTATAAACATGACCATAACTATAGTAGTCTGGGGAATTCCCTCGTACCCATTTAGCAGTCGGGTTACTATGTTCCATAATATACTTGCCCGAATCTGTTTGTTGCCATTCATAGATAGGAGACGCCACAAATAAATCTGGATCTTCAACGTCTCCCATCTTAATCTCATGCACTTTAACTTCACATGCTTCAGATTCTAGTTTTTCTAATACCGCTTCCATATTATGTAGATTGTATATCTTCTATCAACGGAAATATCTCAGCAATAACTTTCGCAATAGCATGTGCAATGTCCATATGTTCTTGCTGAGTTCCGTTCGCTCCACGAAGTTCGATATAGTGTACCCAACTTCTCAGTGTACCGTTCATGTACATACGACTGACTGTGTTACCTTCTGGTAGTACTGCTCTTGCTTGTTCTTTAGCAATGCCGTTATCAATAGCCCATTTATAAGCCATTAATGCTTCATCAATAACCCGTTGTTGCCTGTTTTTCCAAGTTCCTTGGAGTACTGCGTGGCCATCCATCTCAGGATCAAGTTCAATACTGTTTTGACGATTCTTAGGATCTTGTAATCGTGCTTCTCTGATTTCAAAAGATAAATCTTGCGTTGGATCTGCGTATCGTTGACTGAACTCTTGGAAAGAGAATGACCTATGACGGAGAATTTGTCTTGCTATGTCTCTCGTTGTTTCAATCTCAATACACGCAGATACCATTTCAAGTGGTGACCAATGTTTGTGCTTGATCAAATACTTGACAAGTTTTTCATTGGTTGTAGTGTTGGCTTGATTTTCAGGATTACTGACTCTAGCACAATAGGCGATTAAGTCTAATGGACTTTTTATGTCACCTAACGATGCATTTGATCCTTGGCTGTAACTAATCAATTTTGCTTTCATGCGATTATAATCCTGATAACAATTTGTCAGTTTCTGGTTGAACTGCGTCAGCAATTCGTTCTATATTAAGAATGAAATCGATACTTAATATTTCTTCCTCATGTTCTTCTAATTGTTTACTGACAATCATTTCTACTGTTTCATTATCAAGTCCTTGTCTTATGAATTTTTCAATATTGATTGTTTTTTGTTTACGTCCAACTAGTCTTAATACAAGTTTTTGTAAAAACTTTACAGGAATTCGATGTTTTTCGACATCTTCTAGGAGTCGTTCCCAGTCTTGTATTGAACGGGATTTATCTGCCACGGGAAACTCCTTGTTATTAAACCCTTGTTATTAAACCTTAGTTGTTTTCTTATTAACCTTACTACTAGTGGTTTTTGCTTTAGTCGGTGCCTTTGCTTTTGCTTTAGGTTTTGCAGGAGAAAGTTCAGCGGCTTGAGCCATTAAACTTTTTGCTTCTGCTAACATGCCTTCTGCTTGAGCCTTAAAGGTTGCGGCTTGTGCTTTGAACCCTTCTGCCAATGCGGCATCAGTTAATGCACCGCCAGT